ATTCGTGTACATGGAACACAGTAGATAATACAGCAGAAAATTTTGATGTAAATTCAAATCTAATTAATGTTCCTGTTGCTTTTAATCAAGGAAAAGTTTGGTACACTAAAGATCATAAGATAGGACAATTTCCTATGGGAGGAGCACAGGATGTTAATTGGTATGATAACAAAGAAATGTTTGTTAATACGATACTAGCACCACGCTTTATGCGTGGAACTAGAACGGTATATAATAGGGGTAGCTATGTTTAATTGGCAAAATGTGGAAGTATTTAACGTGCCATACAAATTTGTTATCTGTGATAACTTTTTAAAAGACTATGATGACAATTTATTTCCTAACCAAGAATGGTGTAACAAGAATTTAATTACTCGTGAGAACGCTGTTACAAAAGCAATTAGTGCGATCAACAGTTTAGAAAAGTTAGATGGAAATAAAAGAAGTTTGCTAGAAAATATTTTAAGCCAAGATTTTCATAACAAAGTTTGCAAAATTTTAAACGTACCTTTAGTAAACGAATCTGTTGCTGTTAGGAAAACAGTAGGAGATTATAGGATAGCCCGTGAGGCTATGTATGTCACAAATTTAAAAACTGACAAGGATATACTAGATGTGCATTATGATAGTGAGGTAACTATTTGGACAGGATTACTTTATTTTAGTGATAGCAATTATGGTGGAAGTTTTAATATACATACTGAAGATAAAACAATTTTTAAAAAAATACCTATAAAAAAGAATAGACTTATACTTACACTGAATAGTAGTAACAGTTGGCATAGTGTGTCATCTTGGCACGATGATAATCCACGTAAGAGCATATACATTACAAGTGAATTTAAAAACTTTGGAAGAGATAAAGATAGAAAACCTATAGAAGCAAAGGAGGTATGGTTCTAATGACAAAAGAACTAATTAGAAAATTTGATATTGGATTAGATATAAAAAAGTTACAACAAGACTTTAATAATTTATTACCACAGATGGAGGAAATTGGCTGGTGGGGAGCAGAAGGTGCAACACACCAATTTCAATTTGCTGTTCAATCTAAGTTCGGTAGTAATAATCCTTATCACGAATGTTGCGGACCACAGCCTAGTTTAAATAAAGAGGATGGCTCTAATCCTCTAAACGAAGGTAGTTTTAACATAATCAACAATATGTTTATAGGCACATATTTTGAGGATGTTATTAGCAAGTTTCCAATTGATGTTACACGAGTTAGAATATTAAAACTTAAAGGAAAGAGTTGTTATAGACTACATAGAGACATGACATATAAATTTCATATTCCTATTATAACAAATCCTAGTAATTTATTCTTCTTTCCAGAACAACATCATAGGTATGTAATTCATTTACCTGCTGACGGAAGTATATATTACACTGATACTTCAGAGCCACATACATTTTTGAATGGAGGAACTAAGGACAGATATCATATTGTGTTAAGTAGCACTATCGACAAAGATATACTTTTGAATGACTTTACAAAGGAGTTAGATTTTACAAGAGATCATTTTCCATCTCTTGATAAAAACGGCGAATGGATATAGTATTACTATCTGATGTTTATGCAGAAGGCTACATACGTGGAGCAGGAGCATACAAACTAGCGACAGAACTACGGTCTGCCGGCTATTCTGTACAGGTTATTGACTTTGCAAGTAGGTTGACAGAACAAGAAGTAAACAAATTATTTAATAAATTCTTGACGCAGGAAACAAAACTGTTAGGAGTTAGTAATACATTTATGAGTAACAACGGAAATAAGATATTTGAACAAGATTGGATGCTAAATTTAATCAATGAATATAAACAACGGTTTAACTTCAAAGTTGCTATCGGCGGAAATAGAGGGGGTCCTGCGACTTATTCTAAGTTAGCCAGAAATGTATTTGACATATTAGTAAGTGGTTTTGCTGATAAAGCAATTTTAGCTGTTGCTGAAGGAAATGCTAAAGGAAAATTAGTAAACAATCAACTTATAGTAGATAGCAATGTAGATTATGAATACACAGATTTTCATAACAGCAAAACTATATTTACAGAACAAGATTGTATATTTCCAGGTGAAGCATTGCCTATAGAAATTGCTAGGGGTTGTAAATTTAGATGCAGTTATTGTTTTTATCCAGGAAATGGGAAAGGTGATACTTATAAACATTTAAAAAATAAAAGTGTTCTTAGAGATGAACTAATATATAATTATGAAACATTTGGAACACAAGTGTACGATATTATGGATGATTTGCTAAATGATAGTCCTGAGAAATGCGAATATATACACGAAGTATTTACAAACTTACCCTTTAAGGTTAGTTTTGGATCGTATGCAAGAAGTGATTTACTTATAAGCAATATGCATACATTACCTTTGTTAGAAGAAAGCGGAGCAGTAGGACTACAATTTGGTATAGAAACATTATTTAAAAAATCTGGAAGTGCTATTGGAAAAGGAATGGCCAAAGAAAAAACTATCGAAGGCTTACATTATATCAAAGAAAATAGTAACATAAGTTTAGGAAGCGGATTTATTTTCGGATTGCCATACGAGCCTTTAGAAAGTATAAGAAGTACTATAGAATGGTTAGACTCAAAAGATTGTCCTCTAGATAATAAAGAAGTATATGCATTAAGTATTCCAAGTTTGAATAGTCATTTTGAACATAGTAAGCTAATGATTGATCCTTATCGCTGGGGATATAAAGATTTAGAACCAACAAATAAAGACAGAATGATTTGGGACAACGGACACATAAATTGGTATCAAGCAAAAGAGTTAGCAGATGAATGTTTAAATAGATTTCGTAACCATAATCACTTTAATGCTCATCAGATAAGTAGAGTATACAACATGGGCTATGATGTCGGCACAATTACAAATACTCCTGCCGCAGTATTTAGAAACAAATTTGAATCTATCAAACCTAATAGCGATAGTGTATTGAGTAAGAAAAAACAGTATTTGGAAAAATTGTATGCAATATAAAAGTTTAACAATACCTAAAGGTCAAGATATTGTAATAGCAAATATACCTAGTATTGAACTTAGACCTCCTATTGGACCAGCACGAATTAAATCTTTTATTAAGAGTAAAGGGATGTCCTGCTATTGTATAGATCTAAATTTAGACTTATGGCATAGATTAAAAAAAGATAAAGAATATTTTCAAAGTGACGAAGATAGGTTTTGGGAAGGGTCAGATAAATGGCAACTATGGCAAGATCCTATTATGTTCGAAGACTTTTATGACGTTACTTTAGAAGCTATTGTAGACGAATGGGTAGCATTGATTGCAGAAGCTAATCCAAGATTCTTTGGTATAAGTGTACATTTCCTACGTAGTCAATTAACTGCTAAGAAGTTATTAACTAAACTTAAAGAAGTAGCACCTCATATACAGACAGTGTTAGGCGGAAGTGCCGCTGAGCATTTTGGTTTAGAATTAGGATGGGATATACTGGACTGGATTGTAGTTGGAGAAGGAGAGCATGGTGTTGAAAGTTTATTAAACGGAACACTAGCAAGCGGAGTTTATAATAAAGATACATATGACCCTGAATGGAAACTAGAAGCACCTAGAACCCCAAAAGTAGATTTATCTAAAATAAACTATCCAGACTATACTGATTTTCAATTTTCGCAATATCCAAAAGATGCATATGAAGTAGCAGAAAATACATTAGGTGTTGCTAGTTTGTTTATTGAAGGAACACGTAGTTGTATCTTTGATTGTAAGTTTTGTAACGTAAGAGGAGAATTTGGAGTTTATAGAGCAAGGCCCGGAGAAGATGTTGCCAAAGAAATAATTTATTATTATGAAACATATGGCGTTGCTGATTTTGTTTTTGTAGATAATATTGTAAACGGTGTATTAAAACAAATGAATCAAATGGTTGATACACTTATAGATTACCAAGAAAAGAATAATATAAAATTTGCCTGGAGTGCATACTTTGCTGTAAGGGCAAAAAAACAAATGCCACCTGAGATGTGGGATAGATTAAGGCAAAGTGGCTTACATCATATCAAGTTAGGTATTGAAAGCGGAAGCACTGATACTTTGAAAGAGATGGATAAAAAGTATACTAAAGAGGATTTGTTATATACTATGGAGCAATGTCATCGTTTGAATATTACTACAAGAAGTATGTATTTTGTAGGATATCCTACAGAAAGTGAAGAGGAATTTTTAGATACTTTAGATACTATAGAAAAACTTAAACCATATGACGAAATATTAAAGCCATTATATATTGGAGTACTAATGCGAGTAAAACCTAATACTAGGGCTAAGACAGATTATACACTGGCAGGATATCTAAAAAAAGACAAACGCTTTCCGAATAATTTTCCATATAGAATGTACTGGGTATATGATGATGGTAAAGTTTTTAATGATCTGCCAACACGTATAGATAGGCACAAGCGTTTAGCAAAAAAATGTATAGACCTAGGGTTTAAGTATTTTGATGATCCCTTACAATATGAAATAGGTAAACTAGAAGAAAATTGTAACAAATACGTTAGTACATAATTTTACTTAACCATTCATCTCGACCATCTGTGGGTTTGCCATTTTCAAATCTCCAATTAAGATTATTATGCATTTTTCTTAATTTGTCTTGTGCAAACCAATGGGCCATAAATGAAGCTAATGATTGAGGTGTCCACTTTGTCTTATAAGGTTGTGGCTCCCAATTAGAATAAATTATATCGTCCATTACAATATTTTCATATTTAGATAATTCTTCTACATAGCATCCAAAGAAAATAAATTTTCCTACATATGAAGGTGCTTCAGAAGCTGTCAAAACAATACAATCAATATAGTGTGGATATACTGTATCTAAGAAGTTTGCCTTTGCTTCTTTGTTAGGTACTACAACAATATTTTTTATGTTACACAGTTTTAATGCCGAGTCCACTTTTTGGATACCTCCATGGAATGTTTGTAAGATCTTTGTACATTTCTTTATATAAGTTTTTTTTGCCTTTATACTCACTAGGCATATTAGTACATATATCAATAAATTCGTTTTCAGCAAACGGATGAACCCATTTATATCCATCCATGCTATAATTAAATAATCTGTATGCACCCTCGTCTTGTAGTCTACTAAACATAACTCTATTTAATATATCAGGATGATTATCCCACTGTGCAAATCTCATGTTAAAATGCTCAACACATTCTTTATAGATAGGGTCATTGGTAAGAGGTAACACACTATTATTTCGTCTATAGCTACCGCACACATTAACATGCCAATGTGCTAAGTCTTTAGGCTGATAACCGTTCATAGCAGTATATTGTAAACTTTGATTTATTTGCATTTCACCGGTTCCTATTTCACCAGTAAAAATTACATGCTCAGTAAGACCTAAATTTTCTAAAGCCATACGTTTTGCAGTATAAGGATTTTCTACCCAATACGGAAAATTAGTCTTTGGTATAGTGTCTAATTGATAATACTCTACCTTTATATCTAGTTCTTTTTCTATTTGTTCAACAACATATTTTTCAGTAGTATTTGAAACGCTAGAATATAAACTTACAGCAGTAAACGGAATATCAAGGGTTTTGAATATATGTGCTAGTGCAGTGCTATCTTTGCCTCCTGATAAGAATATGACGTTATTATTAGTGGCATATTGCTTTACAGTTGTTTCTATAATGCTTCTTAAATCTTTGGGTGTAGCTGTATTAATTTGCTTCTTAGGCAGTACTAGTGACGCTGTATGACGCTTTAAACCAGCCACAGGATGCCTTGCACTTACTGTCCAACCTCCTAACATATCTCTTTCTGTAAAGAAGTCTTGATTAGTTTGGCCTTCGCCTAAATCAAATTTACAAGAAAAGTAATCAATGTTGTTTAAGTTCATAATCTAATTCTTTCATTACATAACAATTAGGACCGAATTCCATACCTTCGTCGAAGAAGTTACTTGTTTTTACAAATCCGTATTTTACGTATGCAGGTAATGCTTCTTCTCTTGGAACGCTCCATATAGAAATACATTTTTCTTTCATTGCTTGTCCTTCAAGTTCACAAAATAATATTCCTGCTATTCCTTTTTTTCTATATAGAGGATCAACCCATATACCTCTAGATCTATAAACTTGTTCATCTGTTCTATGTCCGCTGTTAACGCCTATAATTTTATTAGCATTATTATAAACAGCAAAGAATGTCGGAGAATACAAGTTATAGATATCCATATTATATCCGCCTTTATACAACATACTGCTCATAGGCTTAATAGGACTGTTTCTTCCTCTCCAAAGTTTTTCCTGCCATACTGGTAATATATCTTGGAACGAAACTAATTCTGATCTATATTTCATTTTTGCTGTAAACTTCTAATTACTGATTTATAGTTTTCTGTTGTCAATGGAATATTTAGAACACATTGTACACTGTTGTCTACATAAGAAAAGACACTGTGTTGTTTTCTAGTATTAATAAAATATGGTCTACCTGGTTCTAGTGTAACTACTTTATCTTCGTATACAAAAGCAAATTCATTTTTATTACAATTATGACAAAGTGTAATAATTCTAAAACATGTAACATCTAATATCTTACCATCTCTGTGTGGAGGGAAAAATCCGCCTTGATTTAAGCGTATAAAATGAGAACGTCCTAAAGTATCAAATGTATCTAAAAGCGGCTGTATGACGCTTAAATTGCTTGCTACAGGTGTTTTAACGTTAATGTCGACTTCAGATATTTCTGTACCATTCTGCTTGTTGTACTCGAACAAGCTATCAAGATCTGGCACACCACTAAGTCCGCCGTCTAAACTGGTTATACTTAACCCTTGTCTATTATTTGGTTTACGGGGATTATATTGTTTCCAATCATTATCAAACAAAGATAATTCATTTTTAAGTTTCTTTATATCAATAGTAAAGTCTAGGGGAACTATGTCCCCTAAACTTGAAAGATGTAATATTAAGTCCGAATTAGTCGATTGTTTTTTCATCTACGTATTCAGCAGTTGACCATTCCATTTTGTCTTTAGCAAAATCAACAAGCAACTTCAGTCTTTCTTTTGTAACGTAGCTATACAATGAATCCATAATTATATTTGACTCTTCACCAAAGTACATAGGATAATCACCAAGTTTGGAAATTAGATATTCTCTACTTTCTTTATTAGCCATCATATTTTCAAATGCTTGTACTACTTCATTTGAATTTGCACCTGGATGCATAAACAATCCTTTTTGTAATCCATCACGCCATACTGCTGATAAGATGTATGCTTCGTAAATATCACCTGATGGTTCTTTATTAAATGTTTGTTTGTAAAGATCTACTACTGTAGGTGTATCTGGCCAGTTATAATCTTGTACAAAACCGTTATCAGGAGTAAACATACCGTGATTGAATAATCTTACTGCTTCTCCATTTTTTACCATAGGAGCAGTATTCTTAATATGTCTTGAAGCTGGCTCTCTAATATAGGTAAAGTCACCTCTTAGCCAAGCCTGTTGTGCATCACCTGCACTCATCTTTCTTACAAAGTTAATATTGTTCCAACCTTTAAGCAAAGTCCAACCTAGTGTTTCAGGCACACAACCTGAACAGTCTGCTAAATTAAGTACATCATTTTGCCAATCATAATCACTAGCAATAGTTGTTGTAATATTATATGGTTGGATTAAGATCGGTTCCCAATCTTTAAAACTCCATTTTACATTTTCGATTAACCATGCATTAGCATTGCCACCATGTGCAAGTAAAATAACCTTAGGATCATTTTTATATTTGGTATTGAAAGTTTCTAACCCAACATTACCTTTACCGCCCTTAATATTTTCTACAATTACTTTTTCGCCTAGATATTTTTCTAGCTCAGCGGCTACAACATCGGCCCAAATTGCAGTACCTGTTCCTTTAGGGCTAGGAACAACTAATCTATAATCGGCCATCGCCGAGCTCGCTGTTAGAACTAATCCTACAAGCAATGTTAATATATGTTTCATTTATAACTCCTCTTTATTTTCTAACATATTTTACTCCAGCATAAGCTATTAATAGTGTGAGAAGAAACAAACTTAAGAAGATTGGTCTTTCCACTAAACTAACAACATTATACAACGAAACCGTCTGTATTGTCAAGGCCTCAATCTTAGAAAATAAGATAAAAGCCAACAGCATCGCTGGTCTGTTTAGTTCAAGGCGCTTAGATGTTAATCCAATCGCTGAACATACTGCCAATGTGGCAATATCATAGTATGTATGCGATATTTGATAACAAGCCCAACAAATAAGAACAAGTATCAAAGGTGCATACACTTTTACAGGAATCCTCAAAAGTAAAGTAATAGGCTTACTTAACAATAAACAACTAATACCTACCAAGACAGTACCTCCTAAAAATCCTATTGTAAGATATTTATAGAACTCACTATCTTGTTGGATTGAAACTGAGCCCAAGTCAAAATGTAGCAAGTAAAATAAACTTAATATAACAGCAGTAAACGGTGTACCTGGTATACCAAATACTACTGTCGGAACAAAACTAGCGGCCGTGACAGCATTATTTGCACCTTCTGGTCCTACCACTCCCGCTATGTTTCCGTTACCAAATTTTCTTTTAGGTAAACTAAGTTTAGTTTGTGCATAACTAAGCCAATCAGCAACTATGCCGTGTACTCCTGGCAGAGCACCAACTAATGCTCCTATCATTCCTCCACGTAAACTTATGAACCAATATTTTTTCCAAGCCAAGATACCTAGCACTACTTGCTTCCAACTTGAGTTTAATTTTTGTAATTGATTATTTTTTAAAAACATATCAACTATTTCAGGAACAGCAAATAAACCACTCACAAGAATGAGTACATTAATACCATCTTCTAGATATGTGTAACCAAATGTAAGTCTAGGAGCATTGTTTTCATCGATACCTACATAACCTAATAAAAATCCTAATAGGATACTAATTATTCCTAGTTTAATTTGGCCTTTGACTAAGAATACTACACAACATAATGCTAATATGTTAAGCATTAATAGTTCGGGAATCCCAAACACTAATAATAACTTACTATAAATTGGCATTAATAAAAATACAAGAGATCCAAATAGTAAGCCGTTTATCGTACTACTTGTAAATGCCGCACTTAAAGCATATGTTGCTTTGCCTTTTTTAGCTAAAGGATATCCATCTAGCACTGTTGCCGCACTAGAACTACTTCCTGGAATACCTAATAGTATACTACTCCATGTATCGCCGGTAGCACAAGCCGCAACCATTGCTGTGTAAAATGCTACACCTAAATACGGATCACTATAAAAATAAGGAAAAAATATGTAACTAGTAAGTAATGCAGTAGTTGGTCCAGCTGTTGGAATTACACCAAATGCAAGTCCCCATGCTACTCCTAATGATACAAATACAAAAATTTCAAACATATCTTATTATACAACAAAAATTACTAAAAGTCAAGTAGTTTTGTATAATTTACAAAGCCACAAAAGCCTTTTTTAACCAGTGTAAACAATTCTCTATCGTAATGTTTATACATATTTTCTTCCATTTCATTGTAAATTTCTTGATAAAAACTATCACTAGGATGAAAATGATCTGTTTTTTCTTTATAGATAAGTTCTGGCCATTCAGCATTTTTCATTGCCATAGTATTGCAAACACCTTTATTATGTTTTCCATAACTTAGTAAAGGGTGTGTAACTTGACTTTTTATCAAAGGAAGTGTGCTATTAAAGAATGTATATTGTCCTGCTCTTTGAACTTGTTTTGCCCATAACCACCAAATTATTTCTGTAGGCGGACAAGGAATAGTAATCTCTTTATCCCAATTTTCGCCTATACAATTTTCCATAGTAACACGATAGATATATCCGTCTTTTTCAAGTTCACCTAGTCCCCCTACTATAAATTGATCTTTGGGTATTTTATCAAAAAGTCCTAATGTAATTAAAAATCCTCGACTCATATTTCCTAACATCACACTATACTTTTTCATTCGTTCGATACATTCAGAACGATCGGCAGTATATTCTACCCAGTCGTATTCGAGTTCGTTTGCTATCTGTTTACTTTTAGTACGATGTGTGTCGTTTGCCCACGGATAATGTTCGTAATATATTGTAGCATTTTTTCCTAGTATCTTAGCACAACGGGCAATAATTTCACTGTCGCTACCACTGACAGGAATAGCTAAATTGTTAGGAAGTAATTTTGCGGCGTTCAAACATTCTTGCCTAAAGCTCTGACAACTTTTATCTAAATTAGAAATTTTATAATTGAATTTTTTTAACGGAATATTTTTGTTTAGGAAAAATTTAAAGTCTGCATACGGAGAATCGTTCACTGACCAGTAGATATGTTTAGGTACTTCTAACATACAGTATATATCTGTTATTTTATTTGATTTAGACTAAATTGACCCAAGAACCGTTTTCGTAGCCTTGGAATTTATTATCTGATGTATTGTAAATTACCATTCCGTTAGCGGCTGTAAGTGCATTACGTTCAGTAGTTGTAACTGATCCAAACTGCACATAACCAGAGGCAGGCAAAACAAGACCACCGTCGTTCTGGAAAGCAAATTCTGTATTAGTCCCTGCAGGATTACGTATTTCAAAAGTAGCCTTACCTGGTGCAACATTGTTAGATACTGCGCCTGTAGTTTCAAAAACAAGGGTAACATTTTCTCTGTTACTTGATCCATCATATGCTTGACCAACAAGTTCCATAGTTCTATCACCAGATTGATATGATGCTGGCGTATCTGCTGTGCCTCTATGTTTAACACTTTTTATGTCAGCAACATTGTCGCTATCGTGATATGTGTTGACTGACAAGGCAACACCTGATGTACTCGAACGCTTAATTATTAATTGTCCATTTTTAAATGCGTTGTCATCACCTAAAGAACCAATTGTAAGATTAGAGTCACTTGCAATACTGACTCCGCCAGTTGCATTAATTTGTAGGTTACCTGTTTGGGTAATTTTTGTTATTGTTAAAATTTTTGCAATTGAATCAATTACTGATGAACTATCATCAGCAAATACTGAGCCAACTACATCACCTGTTACACTACCAGTCACAGCACCAAAGTGTGTACCTGTTGTGTTACCTACTACGTTACCTGTTACTGAACCAACTACATCACCAGTTAAGTTACCAACTACGTTAGTTGCTGTTACTGAGCTTGTAACTACTGGTCCTACAATTTTTCCGTTTATAGCGTCAACTAGGAGCGTTGAGTCATCACCATAAATGTTACCACGTACATCAATTGCGGGGTTGTCTGTTGCGGCCCATTGTGTGCCATTATATACAAGGATTTGATCGTTCTGTGCGGCTAACGCTTGTACGTTACCTAAATCTTCTAAATTCTGTGTTGATACAGATACCGGAGTTCCGCCTGTTGTAGCGCCATCTCCTACAAATACTTCTTTGCTGTCTGTTGTGTAAACAAGTTCACCTTCGGCTGGTACATAACCTGGACTGGTTTGTAACTGCGTCTTTGTGCCTCGTTTGATTCGTAAAGTACCCATGTAATGCTCCTAATTCATTGTTATATGTATTTATATCAAAACAATGATAAACTTACTTTTTCTTTTTCGTAGGATTTTTTAAAAAAGCCCTAGTTTTTTTCTGTACATCACGTTTTACTTTCGCTGTATTTAACCTAAAATCAACATGCTTTATCGACAAACCGTATTCATTAAACAATTCAGCTATAGTATCGTCTAAATTAGCACCAGTACTACGTTTTGCATTACAATCTATTTCCCATATCTTACCTTCTTTAAATTCAACTCTAATTGATTGAAGATAGTTTATGGGAATAGTTTGAATATCTATGTCTCTAAAAACCTCAGGCCAATGCCTAATTACATCATCAGGCAGTTGTTTTGGCACTAGTTTTCTTCTTCGTAGTAGGAACAAGCTCTTCAGCTTGTGCTCTAAGTGCCTTTGCTTCTTTATATAATCTGTCTGCATCTGAACGATATTTAGCGGCTAAGTCTGCATCAGTTAACACACCATTTGTTGGTGCTTGTAGATTAGCGGCTTTCGCTTCAGCAACTACGTCTGGATTTGTTGGCTTTGGCATTTCGCTAATACTGCCAGCTTCGGTAATTGTTGTACCTGCTGGAGTTTCATTAGGATCTTTCAAAGCAAGATCTGAAATAGTAACACCTTTTTGATCAGCGATGATTTTGTTAAGTTCATCAAGACCAATTGTCGTTGCAGTGTTAGGAGTCATTTCAACTTCAGTCATTGGAATAGTTTGAAGCTTACCTGTCGAATGAAATCTTGCTAACATATTAGCGCCATCACTCAACTGAGTTCTTGCCATTACTTCAGCAAATTCAAATGCTGTTTGTGCAGAATTGCCTTCTACGGTTTTAATTAACGTGTCATGATCAGCATCACTCAACGTAGCAGTATCAATTACTAAAGAATTCTTAGGTGGATTTTCACCTGGAATTACTCTGTATGCTACTACAACTTTACGTTGATTTTTCTTAAGTCTGCCTACGTGTTTAATTTCGGCCATTACTTGTCTCCTTTAGGTGCTTCCGCTGGAGCAGTTCCTTCATTAGTCTTTTTAGCTTCTTCTTCAGCTTTTTGAACTGTTTGTAGGAAAGCATCTAGTTTGTTAAATGTTTTACCAACTGCTTCCATTTCGTTGGCTTTGAATGCACCTCTTTGTGAGGCAACATCAATAATAGATCTTAGTACTCCAAGATCTTGTACAGTAAGTTCAACCGGTGCTGTTGATACACCTGCTTGTGGTGTTTCAGTTGCCGCTTGAGTTTCTGCTGTTTTAGTTTCTTCTGACATATTATTCACTCCTTATGTATTATATATGTACTTTATATTTATTTGTACTTCAAATGTGGACAAGCAAGAACGAAATAAGATAGTTCTTTTGGGTCTTCAAATCCTGCTCTAAGCACAGTATCTATTTTATTTTCTTTAGTTAAGCTAACTGCTTTTTTAAGATAGTATCTCTTTTTTAAGTTTGTATCTATCCATTTAGAGATAGCAGATTCCATATTATAAGTGTGTGGTAAATCAATTGTAGCAAGATGTGAAGACTCATAAGATAATCTTCTTATCTCAAAAAAATCTTGAGCAGTAACTCTATTTTTAACGATCAACGTGCCTCCTCATAATGGGCAGTTACACCAAACGGTGCTTTAGTATTCTTATCATGATGTCCGTGTATAATGAATACTGTTTCGCAGTAGTCTTCATCTCCCCAACTACCAAATGGGTATCCATCTGTAAACATAATAAACTTCTTAGGTGTTATGTTATGTTCTTTCATATATTCCCAATTAGTCATAAAGTCAGTACCGCCACCGCCTTGTATATCGTAACTAAGTAAGTCCTCACCGCCGTCTGCACTAAAGTCTTGTTCGTTATATACGGCTGTATCAAATGTCCATAACTTAATATTGTAATCTTTATATTCTTCCATAATGCCTTTAATCTCACCTAAGAAATCTTTAGCCTGATGATCACCTATTGAACCACTCATGTCAAGTCCGATAGCAATGTCAATGGTATCCATAAAGTTCATGCCTGGAAGTATTGCACCAGTATGCCAACCTTTACGTGAAGGACGACTAAATGTATAATCGTTTCTAATTGTAGATTGTATTTGCTGACGTAATAGTTCACGCCAGTTCATTTTAGGTTCTGTAAGTTCTTTAATAATACGTTGCACTTCTGCAGGAGTGTTACCAGCACCTGCGGCTTGTGCAGAACTTATCATGTTTTCTTTAATCTCGTCTCTAATTTTTTTAAGTTCTTCTTTAGAGTATGTAGGTCTTCCCTTGCCTTCTTTACCGTCTTTGCCTTTAGTGCCTTTAGATTCGCCTTCAGGTGCTTCTTCCCAATCAACATGTTCGTCTAGTAAGTCACCTAATTGCTTAAGATACTCTTGACCTTTTTCTTCTGCTTGTTTGAACAAGTCATCATATACTGCTTCACTCATCCAACCTTCATATTTGAAGTCTTGATAACACTGAACAAGTTTAACCATCTCACCAATACGATCACGTACCAGTGTATTGTTTACGATGTAATCACATGCGATATTGTGTAGTATTGGAATACGATCTTCTCTACGTGTAATGTGATCAAAAACACAATGTAAAATCTCGTGTGCGATTACAAATTCTATTTCCTTATTGCTCATGGCATTAAAGAATTGTGTATTATAATATAAATGTCTGCCGTCTGTAGCGGCAGTAGGACACCAGTCATCACAGTTTTTAACAATAAGCCTAGTAGCCATATTGCCAAAGAATGGGTGTCTAAGTAGCAAACCAACACGAGCAACAATAATTCTATCAGCTACATCTATTCTCATAGCTTCTAGTTCTTCTGGTGTAATGTCTGGATTTGGTTGAAAACCTTTTGTATCTATGCCCATATTGTGTACTCCTTGTGTGCCATTTTATACTTACAGTATACAGTATTTAATGCTATTTGTCAACAGTTTTGGTAAAATATTGGGCAAGGTCTTATGCATGCCTTGCCCAATATTACCGTGCCTATTAGGCACTCTGTGCGGCTTGGATATACTTACCAAAACGCTCATGGAACTCATCAAAACACTCTACTTCATCTGGGTCAATTGGAAGTGAGTATTGTGTTAGAGCTAGTTTGATACCCATGACAACTAATTCAGTATCAAAATTATCCATTGCAAAACGTAGGAAGTTATTTACTTTAGTGTCAAACTTCTTATCGTTTTTATCGCAGGCGTCTTTAAGTTCATAGCAAAGTGAAACAGTCAAGGAATACATGGCACTGATTTCTTTAGTTTCACAATCCTTAACCTTACCTTCAAGTATGTCAGTAGGGTCAGGAAGTTTTGAAGCAACCTTACGATGCGCCATAAACTTAACGGCAAGTCCTTCGCCGACAGAACCACTTACCAAATCGGTAGTGGTGTTCTCATCATCATCGTCTTCGATAAGTTCGGAAACAAATGACCAAGAACGAGGTGTAGCAAATGAACGACTTGGGCTTTTTGGATCAAAGTCATACAAGTCCTTCTTGCTAAAAGTCAAGTAACCAACAACATCTTGGTGTATGTCGTTGTCTACTGCCCACTGGAACCAGTCATCAAAATCAACTGCTAGTTCTAAGTGAACAAATCTATTTGCCAACGGAGCAGGCATTCTATAAGTAACACCTTTGTCAGCATCTCTATTACCAGCCGCAACAATCAAAACATTGTCTGGTAATTTATATTGCCCAATACGTCTGTTAAGAATAAGTTGATAAGCCGCCGCTTGTACAGCCGGAGCCGCCGAATTCATTTCGTCTAAGAACAAAACGATATAATCAAATTGTTTAGCAAACTCTTCTGTAGGAAGTTCTTGCGGTGGTGCCCAAGCCATTACATTATCGTTTGCTGAATAGTATGGAATACCTTTAATATCTGTAGGTTCCCAAAGCGATAAACGAATGTCAATTAAGTGCGATTTTTTTAGTGATTCAGTAATTTGTCCAATAATGTCAGACTTTCCAATACCTGGAGGTCCCCACATAAAGACAGGACGTTTCTTCTTAAAGGCTCGCATAATGCTCTTTTTTGCGCCATTAGGTGAAACAGTACGTAGTGCAGTATTTTCCATATTATATTCCTCTTGTGTTGTTATCAGTGCCATACTTTATTTCTAAGTATGTATATATAATACACTCGTTATACTCTAAAGTCAACCACTTTTGGACGTTTTTTACAAATTATTTTTTTGTACCATTTAATAGAACCTATGCGACAGACGCCTAAAATGTACGATTTTCACGTCTAAATGGCTCTTAAACTGCGTTTAACGTTTTTCTGGGGTGTTTGTACGTATTAGACTATAAGACCGTTATAAGAGCATTTAATGACGGTTTATTCGTGCCGTTTCATAGCTTTTGTAAGTCCGTACTTACGGAGATCGCCGCTAAAAAGGTGTAATTCCATGCTCTTTTTCTCGTCTGTAACCCATATGCTATAGCTGGTTAGATAGTAAGGACATGTAATAAATTGGTCTAAAAATATGTAAGTTTGGGTTGTAAATTTAAAATCTCTAGGAAATGGTATTTCATACATTTGAATGTCTAGATTTTCCTGTAAGAAATCAAAGCCGTCTTCGGTAAGTCTTAGTCCACCTGTTGATTTGCCTCTAGTGTTCTGCCACCAGTCAGACATGTACTGTTTAACGTTCGCATCACTTATGGCAATGTCTGATTGCTTTAGAAAGACTTTAGTGTATGTTTCTTTCCAGTTCATTCATCTGTAACCAGTTCACCTGATGTAAGTTTATACACGGCGAAGTCTTTACTTCTGAAAAGATCATTAAGTTTCTTTACTAGATTATGTGCATGTCCTGGATTAGAAAAAGATACTTTCTTATACTTAGGACCGGGATAATTCGTAATTGCATTTGATGTTTTTAGATTGAATGGAGAGCCTTTATAGAATACTGCCCATATGGCTTCTGCTTGCAAAACTTGCTCACACTTGTAAGATGCTTTGTCTACATTCTCTAATATAATCGTCGGTTTTGGTCTACTCATGTGCGTAATCCTTTTAATTAACTACGCATATATTTATCTTTTTTTATGAGAAAACTACTAGTATTAAACTTGTTTTGCAGTTAATGCACCAATTAACTGTTTAAGTTGACTTTCGTCTACACAAAATACACTTTGTATTTTTTTAGGATATTTGTATTCTTGTAATAATTTTTCTACTAGTATTGGGTAGTACTGAGGATCAGTAATACTTGCTTCACAATAGTCTTGTGATTCGTATGTTGGGTCTGTAAATATATAAACACTTCTATCCGCAGTAGCAGGTTCACCCGGATCAAGCATGAATAAAACTATAATAAACCATTTCATTTCCAGTCACCACCGCCGTCCATAGTAACTGTAACTGTTTCATTGTCAGCACTAGATTTATTATCAATAATAAGTTTTTCTAGTCTGCCTTGATGATTTGCCATTACAGTTCCTAAGGCGTACACAAGAGCTTTTGCTTGTGCTAGTGGAATTCTGATTTCTTTTTGGTTAGTAGTTTCAGCAGTCTTTACAACTTGTATAAACTGTTGAATTGGTATAGTATTAATTGGCTCGTTTGTTTGCATTTGATAGTTCCTGTCTCATTGTAAATTCAGTTTTGAAAGGACCTTTGTAATCATACTTTTCAAGTGTTACAAGTTTAGGACAAAAACTTCTTACCCAACCTTTGTCAAAATGAATAATATAGTAACCTGCCGCATACAAACTCTTAGACTTTTTACTTTTAGTAAAAAGTGGTAACTTCTTTTGTACATTATACATTACATTGTAAGGTGTACTAGACGTCGAAAAACCGTGTATTTCTTTAGCAGTATCACTACCATCTGATATAGTTGCTTTGTCGTAACTAATACCACCAATAAAACTATTAAATGATTTAATATCAGTAAAGTAATCTGTTCCTGATGAACAACTATACATGTATCTTTTGTCTTCTTGTTTCGATAGTGTACCAATACGTTCACCATCTTTTTCTACAATCCAAAATTTATTTTTTAGGATTGGCTTTGCCTTAATTGTCATTTTTACCTCCATTATGCATACCTCGCATTTAGCGGGTCAGCATAAAGTTGAATGTTATCTGCAATACGTTGCATATCATGTTTTGCACAAAACTTCATAAGACGCATACCTACTTGTGTAACTTGCTTAGGAGTCATAGCTTCTTCTACTACATCATTAATTATACTTCTAATGTTACCAGGTTGTGCAGTCAAATCACAAAGTACTACATTTCGTTGATAGTCGTCTAGTACACGATGCTCTACACCTTCATGATCAGTCCAGCGTTGTAGCATCATGTTGTTCCAATTAAAGCCTTTGTTATCTTTATCTTCAAATGCTTCAACTAGTCCGACTTTGTTTTTAGTGCCTTTTGTTCTTACACCAGGATAAGCACTAAACACATTATCACTTGTGTCACCTCGCATGCACTTCTCAAACAACATAAACTGTGGATTCGGCGCAGGCTTAGGTTCTCCTGTCTTTTTGTCAAGTACGGGTTGCTTTTTCTTATCGTCAAAGTAACCTTCGTGTGTAATAATTGTATTGCTAACACCATTGTATTGTTTTACATTAGGGCCAATAAGTTGTGCAAAGTCACCATCAGTGCTAATAATAACATGATTATCATTAGGATGTGCTTGTATCCAACCTGCAATAAGATCATCTGCTTCTAGTTCAGGATGTTGTAATACAGAACAGTTTGTCTTTGTAGTTACAAAGTCTTTCCACTCATCAAACATTTCCCAGAACACAGTGTCTTCATCTTGTTGTGCTTGTGTCTGTGCGGCACGAGCATCACTTCTATTTCTTTTGTAAGGCTCATAAAAGTCTTTACGCCAACTGC